GGAATGCAAGGCGATACCCCATCTTTTATTTTTCTGAATCCTTTTCCATCATTATGTGTTCTAAGTGTACCAACTACTGCCATTTGACATCCAGCATCTAGAGTTTGAGATACTCCTTTACCAACTCTGCCTCTTCTTAATTTTGAATTCGGGTACGCATAATTAACACTATCTCCTTCTTTTGCTAATTCGTATCCTCTTTTTGTAGCTGATTTGATTTTGATAAGTTGATTGTCAAAGTTTACTCCTTTGTGATAACTTGTTGTGATACAGGCGGAAGTTTCTTTCTCGACAACATCCCTTTTATAGCATTGTCCGATAGGAAATATTTGTCCTCCGCTTTTTCCTCCAAGATATCCGACAAGGTAG